GACTATGAGGAGGAAAGATATAACGTTCCAAAGGAGTATAAATATTACTAATGTCTGGACTAAAAGAATTAATTGAAAAAGAAAGATTAGAAGACGAGCCTACGTCTTCGGTTCCTAAAGTAAAATCAGATTACACAGAACCATACGACCCGTCACTTGCAAGAGGTCTAGCTGGTATCGCGATCACTGGTGCGGGAGCCTTTGCCCTTAGAAATCCTATCGGTAGAGCCTTGAGTAAAATTGTAAAGCTTAGAACACCCAAAGCACCCGTTTCACGAAACACGGCGCCAGTCACTGATGAAGTTGATGAAGTGTTATCTATTGCTCCAACAAAAGTTGAAAGAGGAAAAGCGTTAGTCAAAGTATCTGATGCAGAAAAAATTAGACAAGAAGCTATCGTAAGATCAAACGAACTTAAAAAAATTGCATATGCAAAACCATTATCTCGTGGTGGTAAAACAAATAGAATAGGTTCATCACTTTGGGATTATATTGCAAGACACCCGATTGCAGGTGCAAGAAAACCAAGTGAGTGGATTAAAGATTTTAAATCTACAGGTCCTGGATCTTTTAAGACAGGTAATCCTGAATTCAAAAATATTTCACAAGCAGTAAAGAAAGATGAGTTATGGGATTCAAACATAGCTCAGTTCGACAAGGATGGAAATTTAGTTGGTGGCTTTTTAAAAGTAGCACAAGATAAAAACATTCCTCTTACAAAAATGGATCTATTATACATTGTCGAGAAGTCACCTGTTAATAATCTTATGACGAGAAAACTCAGAATGAATACACAAATTGTTGATGAAGCAGAAGATGCCATCAAACAAATGAATAATGAACTTTATAAAATAAGAGATCAAGCAGGTGCTATTTCGCTTAGAGGTAAAACTGATGCGGAATCTATGGCTCTTGCTAATTTAGTAAAAGATACAACTGCAACAACAAAGTCTTTAAATAAAATAGGAGCAAGGCTAAACAATAAACTTAGAGTTGTTGAAAGTGATGATGTCGATGATTTTCAAAACATATTATCAGCTGACATACAAGCAATGAAAAATATTGCAGAGAATGCAAGAAACGCTGGTATCTTTGTTAACATGGATGACATAACAAGAATAGCAAATTTTGCTAAAGGAAAAGAAACAGAAATAGGAAGAAAAATTGGTTTGATGAAGACACAAGGTTTTACTCCAAGATATGGAAGTTACAACGAATATCAAGTTTACCATGTAAGAGGCAGCGTTAGATCAGGGGGTACAAACCCAAATCAAAAAGTTATGATGATTGATGAGATACAATCTGACTATGCGCAAAAATTAAGAAATACAGATCCTACAAGAATGAAAGTTAAAAATGCTTTTGGTTCTGAGATAGAATTTTTTTCATCTAACAGAAAATTAGAGAAGATTGTTAATGATATGAAAATGATTGCACGTAAAGGTGTTAATACTACTTCTGATGATATGTTTAGATTTAACAAACTTAAAAATGATTTTAATGAACTGAAAAGAAATTCTTTAAACCTCTCCAATATTACAAAACAAGAAGCAGGAGAAGGGATTCCATTCTTACCTTTATATGGAAAGGAAAACTGGGGAACACACGCATTGAAAAACACAATCAAAAATGCAGCTGATGAAGGAGTTGATTGGGTAGCTATTGCTCCTGTTGAAAGACTCCACCATGCAAAACGAAGTAGATATCTTGGAGACATAGAATTCTATGGAACAAGAACAGGTAAAGCAGGATTTAAAAATTACAAAGTAAATTCTAAAGCTAGAGGGGATTCTGAGATTTTGGTGGCAACTGATCCAAACAAGAAAGCTACATTACCTTCAGCTATGGATAAACTAGCTAGAGAATATAATTCAGAAGTTGGAACAATACAAATAGCAAAGTCTGATCCTAAAAAACCATTTAAGATCGTAACAAATGTTGGAACAAATAAAAAATTTGGATTACCAAAAGACTCTGAAGGTACAGAGCATGTGGTTGCTTTTAGAACTGCTGATGAAGCAAAGGTATACCAAGAAAGATATGGTGGAGATGTAGTAGAAATTTTAGAGGGAGACCCAAGATTATACTTTGAAGCTTATGCTATCAAAGTGAACCCAGAAATGGCCACAAAACCATTTAAAGCATATAACACGGGCGGTCTAGTCGTAGATATATTTGCATGATAATATAAATCTGTTATAACAATAGGAGATATATATCATGGCAAGTAAAAAAATGAAAAAAGCCTTAGCGTTAGGCCTTGGAGTTGGACTTGGTGCTAAATTTTTAGCAGGCAAGGCAAGAGCTGCAAGTATCGCTACAAACGAAGCTAAAGAAGCTGGATTTGCAAGTACAGGTAAAAAATATAACTACATCACAAAAAAAGTAAAAGACAAAGTACAAAACAAAGGCGTGATGAGTAATTTAAAAGATGCGACTAAAAAAGTTTTCAAAGAAAATATTAATTTAGGTCGTGGCCCTAAAATAAAACCATCTGATTCATTAGCTGGTGATTATAGAGGAGCTTTTGATTACCTTGATTTTAATGCAGGTGGTCAAGCTACAAAAATGGTTAAAGCAAGAGGTGGAAAATTAGTTAATTTGAAACCAACTAAAATGTCATAAGGATGGCTGAGGTAGAAAAACAAAACGAAATTCCTGAAACAGAGGAAGCTGAAGAAGTTGACGTTGAAATAGAATCAGAACAGGGGACACCAGAAGAGGAACAACCTGAAGAAGATTTTTTTAGAAACTTAGCTGAAGATATGGATGTCCGTACACTCGGACGAATGTCTTCACAGCTTATCTCTGATTATAAAAAGGATAAAGTTTCAAGAGCGGATTGGGAACAAGCTTACACTCAAGGTTTAGATTTACTTGGTTTCAAGTATGTGCAAAACACTAGACCTTTTCAGGGTGCAAGTGGTGTAACCCATCCGCTCCTATCTGAAGCTGTTACACAATTTCAAGCACAAGCATACAAAGAATTATTACCAAGTGATGGCCCTGTCAAAACACAAATCGTTGGGGCACAGACAAAAGAAGTAGAAGATCAGGCAACTCGTGTAAAAGATTTCATGAACTATATGTTGATGGAAAAAATGGAAGAGTACACACCTGACACTGACCAATTATTATTTTATTTACCGCTTGCAGGTTCTGCATTTAAAAAAATTTATTATGATGAAATAAAACAAAGAGCAGTTGCAAAGTTTGTACCTGCAGAAGATTTAGTCGTACCATATTATGCAACAGATTTAAAAGATTGTGAAAGAATTACTCACGTAGTTAAAATGTCAGAGAATGATGTTTTAAAACAACAAAAAGCAGGATTCTATAGAGATGTAGAATTGATTGCCAAACAAGCAGAAAAAAGTCCAATACAAGATAAGCTTAATGAATTAGAAGGTGTAAAACCTTCAGGTAACAAAGAATACCAATATAATATTTTAGAAATGCATGTTGATTGCAACTTAAATGAGTTTGAAAAAGAAAATGCAGAGAAAGAAGTCAAACTTCCTTACATAATTTCAATCGATGAAGGTTCGGGTGAGATTTTATCTATCTACAGAAACTATAATCAAGATGATGATACGCAAGCAAGAAAAGAATACTTCGTTCATTATAAGTTTTTACCTGGTTTAGGTTTCTATGGTTTTGGTTTGATACACATGATTGGTGGATTATCTAGATCTGCAACACAAGCATTAAGACAATTGCTTGATGCAGGTACTTTAGCGAACTTACCCGCAGGATTTAAGTCCAGAGGTATAAGAATTCGTGACGATGATCAGCCTTTTCAACCTGGAGAGTTCAGAGATGTGGACGCACCCGGTGGTAATATACGTGATCAGTTCCAAATTCTACCTTTCAAGGAGCCAAGTGCAACTTTATTTCAACTTTTAGGCTTTGTTGTACAAGCAGGACAACGTTTTGCAGCGATTGCAGACATGCAATTAGGTGAAGATGCACAAAATAGAGCTGTTGGAACTACAATTGCGCTCTTGGAGCGTGGTTCAAGGGTCATGAGTGCGATTCACAAGCGTTGTTACTATGCAATGAGACAAGAATTTAGACTTTTAGCGACTGTTTTTGCCGATTATCTACCACCTGTCTATCCATAT